CTGATTTGCTTAGAGTGTATGTTTCCAGATTAAAAACCTGGATACATGATACAGAACCAGAGGGATTTCATAGATCTAAATAATCGTGTGTGAAGGAAGTGCGAAGAGGGGGTTTCGACCCCCTCTTTTTGTCTAAATACAAAGAAAAGCCTCATGGCTAATCCTCTCCTTAATCAGGTTTCCAATAGGAACTTTTTGTCTCCCATTGGATTCAAACTGAAAATTAATAAGTGTCCCAAAGTAGACTTTTTGGCAACGGGATGTAATTTGCCAGGTCTGACTCTTGGTACTGCAATTCAACCAAACTATCTGAAGGATATTGATCTTCCTGGCGATAAGTTGGTCTATGAAGATTTTCGTGTCAACTTTATTGTTGATGAGAACCTTGAAAATTATGCACAGATCTACAACTGGATGGTAGGACTTGGATATCCAGAAAGTCAGAAACAGTTTGTGGATCTCAGAGGTGATGATGTCTACTATCCAAATACGGCCGATAGAGAGAATCCACATGCAGAATTTTCAGATGGAACTCTCCAGATTTTGAATAGTAACTATAGACCCCAAGCTCATGTTAGAATGAAGGGGATGTTTCCAGTTAGTTTGACAAGTCTTGACTTCAATGCAACAGACACAGATGTCAACTATTTCACTGCGTCCGTAACATTCAAATATCAAATCTTCGAACTACTGGATAAGAATAACAACAAACTTTGATTTATGAACCTTGAGACAATTCAGGAGATGTGGTCGAAAGATTCGATCATTGATCCAGATGAACTGCACACTTCGTCATTAGACGTTCCTCGTTTGCACTCTAAATACTTTCAGTTGTACAATGATCTGAAACTTTTAAGGGCCAAGGCCAAAAAAGTACAACAATCGGTTTATCACGAAAGACACCTGTATTATTCAGGAAAGGCAGATCCAGAGGTTTATGTAGAGGATCCCTTCCCAATCAAAGTGAGAGAGAAGGACGCACTACAAAGATATCTGGATGCAGATGAGAGACTCACTGCAGCAACTCTTAAAGTCGAATACTATGACGTGATGTTGAATTATCTTGAAGACATTATCAAGGTGGTTCAAAACCGAACTTTTCAGATCAAGAATGCAATTGATTGGCAAAAGTTCATCCGTGGATATGACAATTAAGATCTCTAAGAAGAACGAAGTTTATCTGAGAATTCAAGCAGAACCACACGTTTTTTACGAACTCTCAGACGCTTTTACTTTTGATGTACCAGGGGCCAAGTTTATGCCTCAGTATCGTAACAAATACTGGGACGGCAAAATTAGACTTTTCAATACGGCCTCTGGTGAGATCTACGTTGGACTTCTCGATAAAGTTGTGAAGTTCATGAATGAACATGGATATGAATATGAGTTTGAAGACAGTAAGTTCTACGGAACTCCCTATGAAGAAAATGAGATGGTTTCTTATGAGGGTGTTGCTGACTACATGAAAAAGATCTCACGTCATGACCCCAGACCGTATCAGATTCAAGGGGTCTATGATGCACTGAGACAAAATAGAAGACTTTTGATTTCACCAACAGCATCTGGTAAGTCACTGATGATTTACTCTGTTGTGAGATACATGGTTGAGAAAGGACAGGACGTTCTTTTGGTTGTTCCTACAACTTCATTGGTTGAGCAGATGTTCAAAGACTTTGAGGATTATGGTTGGAACGCCGAAAAATATTGTCATAAGATCTATTCTGGTAGAGAGAAGTATGATAAACGCCAAGTTACGATCACAACTTGGCAATCAATCTACAAGTTGGAGAAAAAGTTCTTTGCAAGATATAGATGTGTCATTGGAGATGAGGCGCACCAGTTTAAGTCAAAGTCATTGATCAGTATCATGACCAAACTGGCCGATGCAAAGTATCGGTTTGGTTTTACAGGAACTCTTGACGGAACTCAAACGCATAAGTGGGTTCTTGAAGGTTTATTTGGCCCTGCATATAAAATTATTCGTACTGAAGAGTTGATGGAGAAGGGTCATCTTTCCAAACTTGATATCAATATTCTTCTACTAAAACATCCTCCACAAAAATTTGAATGTTTTGAAGATGAAGTCCAATTCATCATTCAACATGAACAGAGAAATGCATTCATTAAAAATCTTGCATTAGATCTAAAAGGTAACACTTTGATTCTCTACAGTCGTGTGGAAAGTCATGGAGCTGTATTATTCGACATGATAAATACTTCGGTAACAGGACGAAAAGTATTTTTTGTCCATGGTGGTGTTGATGCAGAAGAAAGAGAAAATATCCGCGAGATAACCGAAAGAGAGGACAATGCAATTATTGTTGCATCATACGGAACTTTCTCTACAGGCATCAATATCAAGAACCTTCACAACGTAGTGTTTGCATCTCCTAGTAAATCTAGGATCAGGAATCTGCAGTCAATTGGCCGTGTTCTGAGAAAAGGTAATAACAAAACAAAGGCCGTTCTTTACGATATTGCAGATGATACAACTTACAATTCTCGTAAAAATTACACTTTAAACCATCTCATTGAAAGAGTAAAAATTTACAATGAAGAGAATTTTAACTATGAGATAATCCCAGTAAAGATGAAAAGCCATGAACGAAATGTATGCAGTAATTAAACTGACATCAGGAGAAGAAATCTTCTCACAAGTAGAAGAGTTTTATGATGAGAATGAAAAGGCCCTATTATTGATAGATCCTTGTGTGATGAAAGAGATTCCATCAAGAAGAGGTGGATCATCTTTCTTTAAGATAGACAATTGGATCAAGTTAAGTGATGATCATATCTTCTGTCTTGAACTCAAACATGTCATGTTCTACACAAGATGTATTGATCGTGATGTTATCAAGACCTACAGAAAGTGGGTCAAAGCCATAAATAATGAAACAGAAGAAGAAGTTATGGCTTCTAATGTAGGTGTTTCTACATCTATGGGTTATATTTCTTCTGTAGAGATCACCAGAGAATCCTTAGAGAAGCTATACAAAAATAGCTAATTGTTCTCTTGAACACTGGCAGAGTTATTATACTGACAATTCTGGAGCTTGTCAAGCATCAGTTGATTTGATATAATAACTACATGATTATAAGGATCAATGACACATGTACGCTGTAATGACAAAGAGACGGAGATCAGAACACTACGTCAATAACAAAGAGTTTCTCATCGCCATTGTTGAGTACAAGGCCATGGTTCGCCGTGCAGCCGAAAAGGGTGAACCAAAGCCACGTATTACGAACTATCTTGGTGAATGTTTTCTGAAGATTGCGACTCACTTGTCTTACAAACCAAACTTCGTGAACTACATGTTCAAGGATGATATGATTTGTGATGGTATTGAGAACTGTGTTCAGTACATTAACAACTTTGATCCAGAGAAGTCTAGTAATCCCTTTGCATACTTCACTCAGATTATTCACTACGCATTCCTGAGAAGAATTCAGAAGGAGAAAAAACAACTAGAGATTAAGTCAAAGATTATAGAAAGAAGTGGATATAGTGAAGTTTTCTCAGACGATGGTATGATGGCTGGTACTGAAAGTGACTACAACACTATCAAGGACAACATCAACTATCGGTATAATCAATGAGTGAAGAATTTTGGATTGACGACTGTTTCCGTGTTTACAAAGATACGTTTCTTTGGAAGTCTTATTTGAAAGACGGTACGGAACTTGTCAGTGGACTTTCAAAAGAAACCGTAATTCATTCAACAAGATTTTATTTGAAAGGTAAACAGGAAGGATTTCCTGAACCATCTTCTGTCCACTCTGGAGTTGTGGGAGGTAAACTGTGAGTAGTAATGTAAACCAAATTCTTGCAGACATGCAGGCCCAAAACATTGCATATCTGTTAAAGGGTAAACTGTCGAACTGGACAACCACCGACAGATCTGGTAAACTAGTTCGTAAAATTGTCATCGAGTATGAAGATCGCAATCATCACTGATCAACACTTCGGGGCCCGTAAGGGTTCTAAGTTGTTTCATGCATACTTTCAACAGTTTTATGATGAGGTCTTCTTTCCAACCTTAGAGAATGAAGGTATCACCACAGTTGTGGATATGGGTGATACCTTTGATAACCGTAGAGGTATTGATTTCTGGGCACTTGATTGGGCCAAGGAAAATTATTACAACCGTCTTCAAGAGATGGGTGTGACTGTGCATACCATCATTGGAAA